TTACTGAGAGACTCATGCGATTATATTGATGTAGCAAAGTATACTTGGCCCAATAATGATTTTGAACAAAAGGAATCAGTCAGAGGATTATCTACATTAAATTTGCAGAATATGATTTTTAAAAATGAATCAACCAAACTCAACAACCCAAAAGTACAAGAGCATCTCAACATCACAACCGTGTAATGCTGCACAGTATATAGCAGAACTTGTTTGTATACGTAAAAGCGAAAAAGAAAATAACGGGAGCCTTGAGTATAAATTCTGGAATCACTCTAAGAATGAACAATATCAAACGCAAATCAGAGTTGCGTCCAAGCTAATCAAGAAATACGGCGACAAAGCAATACTACATTATCTAAAAAGTCCTGGCGGAAGAAACATTTATTCGCTAGGATTTTTGCACAAATCTGGAAAATTTGTGCTTCCCCTCAAGTTCGTGGAAGAAGGGATCAAACGCTCAAAAAAAATAACAGACGAACAAGCTAAGAAAGAAAAGACTGTCATAGAGCTACCCAAGGGCGAATATAAACCAAAGAAGAAGAAACCCGAAAATACTTTAATGTCAAAATTAAGGAAACTAGATGGCAACCAAAACAAAAACGCCTGAATATCTAAAGAAGATAATCAAAGACTATGGTGATATTATTCGCAGTGGTACAGAAGTTCTGGAGCAAAAACAAAATTTCAAAGTAATATCAGTAAGTCCCGCAATAGATATTGCTTTAGGGGGTGGTATTAGGGAAGGAAGCTGGCTCACTTTGACGGGAGATCCGAAGTCGGGCAAAACAACAACTGCTATGCAGATAGCATCCAACTGCCAAAAGGATGGCCGACCCATTATCTATTTGGACGCAGAAGGTAGATTAAAGGACTTGAATTTTGAGGTTAGCGATTTAGATCCTGATAAAATGACAATCGTTGCACCGGAAGACAAGCCTATTCCCGCCGAAGATTTTTTAGACATAGCTTATAAAATGATGAGTCACCCCGATTACTATGGGGCGGTTTTAATAATTGACTCGATATCCTCCCTAATGCCCAAGAAAGAGTTAGATGGTGACTTTAGTCCCACCAGAGCGGGTCTTCCAAAGATTCTGTCGATTTTTACAAAGAAGATAGGACAGCTTTTGCCGCGTCAGCATGGTTTGATTATCGCCATAACGCACTATATTGCCAATACGGGTGGATTTGGTAAAGCGAAGATGTCTGACGGAGGAAATAAAATTCAGTATCAGGCCGATACGAGAATGGAAATCGCCGGAGGAGGCGAGAAGGTGTCGGCGGTATCTCCTTGGACGAACACTAGCGGCGACAGAATAGGACAAGTTCTTAATTGGAAAATAATCTGCTCTTCTATGGGAGCACCGGGAGGCCAAGTCCAAAGCTATCTTAGGTATGGTCACGGGATCGACAAAACACAAGAGATACTAATGCTGGCTTGCGATCTGGGGTTGATTGATAAATCTGGTGCTTGGTTTGCATGTTCTTTCATGGAAAACTGCACAGAGCTGGCCAAGGAGATTAAACCAGAACTCAATGTGGATGACGAAGAAGCCTTGACTAAAGCGTTTAAATTTCAGGGACAAGATAACCTATTTACATTCTTATCCGCGAATCCGAAGTTGGTTACGTTTCTAGAATCTGCAATCAAAGGAATGTTATGAAAGTAATGGGTCTAGACGGAAAGGAATATAACTGGAATCCGTCTAGCACAGAGTCTTCATCGGAAAACAAATCAAATCTTCATAAAAAAGCTAAAAAATTACTTGACATTTTGTTTCCGCATGATAGAATACTAGAAGAGGTATCACTAATCGGCACGAATGCCGGTTTACGCAGAGGGACGCTGCGTGCCGATTTTTTTATTCCCAATAGGAATTTAATTGTTGAAGTTCAAGGAGAACAACACTTTAAATTTAATAACTTCTTTTTTAAAAACAAGCTATCTTTTTTTAAGGCAAAAGCACGGGACAGAGACAAAAAAGAGTGGTGCAAGATAAACGGTATCAAGATCGCGGAATTTAATTATGACGAGGATATAGATGATTGGCGAAGAAAAATTGAATGACGAGCTGTTTTGGGTACAGGACTTGCGAAAGATGTGTCCAACCTGTCACCAGCCACGCAAAGATATAGCAACGGTACACGATGATGGCTTTTCGTTTCACTGGCTCGTTGCCGAAAAGCCGAACGTCAGGATGATAGATGAAACCCAAATTAGGGATTTTGAAGACCACCTATCGGGTGTAAGTGGCACAATTATTACACACGCCCGCTGCGATAGCTTAACCCGCTTTGTGGCAATAGGCGACTTCACGCCCAGCCCTAATATAATCTCCAACAAGCCAAAATATAAAATAGGACGACCCACCCTAACTCTTCCCGTAGACATTGATAAAATAGTATCAGGATGCGATAGGATCTTCGCAAATAATCTTTATGAAAATCTACACGATAAAATCTATCCACTACCATTGGGATTTTGCAGAAAAGAAATTACCGATTTTATCCACCTCAGACAAAAAGATAAAGAGAACTTTTGCTACGCCAACTTCTCATTAACTCAAAAGTATCGTTTTAATGTTCTCCAGTGGGCAGCGGTGCAGGATGACATAGACTGTCATTTTACAAAAAGGTTTCCTGATTGGGACGACCAAATAGACGATAAGTATTTTTCTGAACCTCTGCCATTCGACGAATTTATATCCACGCTTGCTTCATATAAATTCTGTATCGCACCCAATGGAGTAGGTATAGACACCGATAGATTATGGGAATGTATCTTTCTGAACACAGTTCCAATAGTCCAAAACAACTATGGAAACCGCGTCTTCTCTAAAATATGGCCTATGATTTTGGTAGATAGATACGAATTTGCCGACATACCAAAGCTAGCGGAGGAATTTGAAACTCAACACGGGGAGTGCATTCAATATAATCACGACCTACTGCTAAGAAAAAATTTACCGGAGCTTCTGGATCGAATCGAATATGAATGTAAAAGGCTTGATGAATGACTGGCGAAGAAAAGCTGAATGAATTTTTGCAAGCAGTGGAAGACTGGGCATCCTGCCGACATATAGCAAAAGTTAAGGAAAAGAAAGATGTTGTCAACATACTAAATCTTACTTCATCCGATCTCCAAACGCTAACGGCGTCAGAATGTCTATGCCATGCCTATGAACTATACGCTTATGCTGAGTATATAGAAACCATTAGAACAAAAGAAAACACGATTTTAGAGTGGGCAGATTCGAGTATATGGTATATAATATCTACAGCACTACAACAATATGGAGATAAATATACCAAGTGGCAGGAAAAATATTATTCGGCAGTCAAAGAAAACCCCCTCGCAAGTGAAATTTTGAAAATAAAAGGACACGCTGAAGCCAGAGTAAACGTTTTGCGAGATAAAGCGAATAGAATACATCGAATGGCCGAAATACTAAACAGTCTATCCAAAAGGAGATAATATGAGTTTTGATAAATTTGTAAAAAACCTCTCAGAAGATCAAAAGAATGAGCTTCTTGCGGTTTTAAACAACAACAAGGCCGCACCCAAGTTGGCTCCAAAGACAGACGACGGATCTTTTACAACAAGTATAAAAAAAGACAAACAAAAGGGTGAAACTTTTGGTGTCCCGGTGACCGAAATGCCTAGATTCAATAAGTTTGAAGACGACGGAAGCGATCATAAAGATAAACAGAATGCTACACCAGATGTTGAATTAACAGAAAGAAGACGGCCCCCGTTTAAAAAAATACAACAAACCTGCACCCGTTGTGACAATACGGTAGAAACACATCCACAGTTCCATAGAGAATTTTACATTTGTGACCGATGTCTAAAAAGATAACCAAGAAACTAGAAGATCTAGCGGCAGAAAGGGCTGTATTAGCAGCCCTATGTCAATATGGACTAGACGCATATCTTGAGATAGATTTCATTGATTCAAAGTCTTTTACAGACACGATGAATCAACTGATGTTTGACTGTATTTATGCTTCCATTGCCGAAAACACGCAGGTAGAATTGTCCTCAATTTTATCGGCTGCTAATGATTTGGGTGTATATGATCAGATCAATACCAAGGAAGAAATTGGTTTTATCAGATCTTTGTTTAATTTTCCAATTCATAAAGAAAACGTTGGTGTACACGCCACCAAAAT